GAAAGAGCTCGAGGAGGCACTAGGCACTACTGTTGAGGATTACTATGCGGCTGTAAAGCGCAAGGCATTCACTAAAACTGAATGTGCTATCAAAAGACAGGTTGGAGCTTGGGGCCCGGAAGGTGAGCTATTCGATGAAGAAGAATATGCCGCGTCCTTATCCCTAGGGGATGAGCCAATCACAGGCTTTGACCCAAGGTTGATACAAGGATGCTACCCTGCCTATGTTAATGCCACTGGCCCCTTTGCACATGCTTATAGCAAAGCTTGCAGGGGTGAGCACGGCCACACTACCTATGGGCCTGGGTTGACAGCAAAGGAATTGGATCAATGGTTGTACGACGCAGAGGCTTTCTTTGATGAGCCCGTCGCTTACATTGATGCTGATGCTGTCAGGCTGGATGCCAGCGTGCCCGTTGAATGTATTGAAACTCTCAACGAGCTCTACCAACATTTGGGCGCTGATGAAGAGGCTATGGCCATGTTTGAAGCAGACGTTGTCACTCATGGCTGTACCTCTTGTGGAGTCTCTTATTCAGTACCCGGTACTGTACCGTCAGGCAAAACTACCACGACTTGCGGCAACACAACTGCCGTTATCACAGTTGTGGAGAAAGCCCTGGAAGACATCCCCCACAAGGCGATTGTGGCAGGTGATGATTCGGGGATAGTTGTGCCTTTACGCCTGTATTTGCAAGCCCTGAAACAGTTGGGCGTCACAGGCGAGAAAGCGGGATTTGAGTTCAAATTGAAAGCATCACCATACCGTTATGATATGGAGTTTTGCAGCGGCCGTTGGTGGCCAGCTGACAACCAGTATGGATTTGCTTTTGGACCCAAGCCAGGGAAGTTGCTACCAAAGCTTTTCTATTCCACCACTAAAACATCATTTGGCAATAATGGAGCCGGCTATTGTAAAGCCGTTTGTTTGGGCATTAAGGAAACTGTTGCCCATTTGCCAGTTGCGAGAGAGTTTGTTGACCGCGTGCTTGAAATTACGATGGATGCCAAACCCAGCAAATCAATGTTGGAGAAGATGGAAAGGCAAAGGATGGAACATAATAAGAGATTCAAACCGGTTGCTCAATCAATTAATATTTGGGAAGCGTACGCGCACATTTATAATGTAGGCGAGTACGACTGTGCAGAGGCCATTGAGGAAATACAGGCCATTGATGCGTTACCAAACTTGGTTGGCCACTGGGTTTACGAAGCTTTCATAGCTGCGGATGCACCGCCGGTTGGTGACCCCCCCAAACGAGGAGGTCTATCGTTGGCTAGTGCATTGACCATT